GGCAGTAGCGGTGACTATGCTCAGATTGGCAGTAGCGGTGACTCTGCTAAGATTGGCAGTAGCGGTGACTCTGCTAAGATTGGCAGTAGCGGTGACTATGCTAAGATTGGCAGTAGCGGTGACTATGCTCAGATTGGCAGTAGCGGTGACTCTGCTAAGATTGATAGCACTGGAGAAGATTCTGTTATTATGTGTGCAGGAAACAATTCCAAAGCCAAAGCAAAGATAGGCTCATGGATAACGCTGGCAGAATGGAAATGGAGCGATGAAAAGAAACGTGATGTTCCAGTATGTGTTAAGACTGAGTACGTTGATGGAGAGGATATCAAGGCTGATACTTGGTATAAACTTATAAACGGAAAGTTTGTTGAAGTTAATGAGTAACTAACCACCCTTATGGGATTGAATATAAGTAATATGAAAAAGATTATTTTGGCAACATTAATCGTTGCAAGTTTGTTCGCTTCTTGCTCTAGCGAGAAGACTTTTAAAAAGAAAGATGGCTCTACGATTACAGCAAAGCCTTATGGATGGGCTAGTAAGGAAAACAAAGTAGAAGGTGTTAACTACGAGTTGAATGCTCCAGATGTTGTAGCTTCAATCATCTTCGCTCCATCAGTTATCGCTCCTGCTTTACTGACAGCTTACGATGTATGGGAGCCAGTATCATATACTGAGCCATCTAAGTAATCAACCACCCTCTCCTGCAATAGGGAGAGGGTAAAAATAAGAGAATATGAAGAAAATCATGTTTAATGACAAGTATGGTCTGACAAAGGCGGTATTTGAGGGAAGAAAGACTCAGACAAGGCGTATTTTGAATCCTACAATGCTTTTCGAGCGTTTGAACACGTACGAAGGATGGACAAAAGAATCTATTGCTGATTGGAAGGAATCTTGTAAAGACAGACTTTATAAATCAGATGGTGAAGAACTGAAAGAAATGCTTGGTTACGCCTTGGAACATTCACCATACAAGGTTGGAGAAAAGGTAGCTATTGCGCAAAGATACATAGACCTTGTAAACAATGATGAATTCTATCGTCTTTGTGGCATTCATGGGATGCCATTAGAGTGTATTAGATACGAGAAAGGTTGCAACAACAAAATGTTTGTTAAAGCAGACCTTATGCCGTATCATATTCATATCAAGGATGTGAGAATAGAGCGATTGCAAGACATCAGCGAAGAAGACTGCCTTGCAGAAGGTATCGTAGATTTCGAGAGCAAAATAAACAAGGCGCATTTCTATAGTATAACAGAAAAATCTGCAACCTATAGTACTCCAAGAGAGCCATTTGCTCAACTCATCGACAAACTTTCAGGAAAAGGCACATGGGCAAGTAACCCATTCGTGTTTGTTTATAACTTTAGTTAATAAGAGAATATGAAAACAATAGATTGGGAACAACGCAGATATGAGATTGCAAAAGAAGTATTTCCTTCCCTGCTTAATGCAGAAGGGAAGTTTAATGCACCTTTCGCTGCAAAACTTGCTATTGGTTGCGCTGATGCTTTAATTAACAAATTAAAAGGTAAGTAATGACTAGAGAAGAGTTAAGAAATAATTATGGAAATGACATCTGTGAATTATGCTACCGTGAGTTTTATGCTAGCAGAGCATACCCAGAACCAATTTGCGAAAGTCACTTTTGCGAAGAGGCAGAAGATTATTTCGCAGATGAACATAATATAAAATTGGAGGATTGATTATGGACAGAAATCAAGCTAAAGAATTTTATCCTATCTTGCAAGCTTTTGCAGAAGGCAAAACGATAGAAACAAGAAGAAAACCAACCGCAGACAACAACGGAGTAACAAAAGATGGTTGGTTTGAGTTCAATGATTGGACGGAAATGAAGGAACTTGAATATTGGGTAAACGTGGATTACCGAATCAAACCAGAGCCAAAGTACCGCCCATTTAAGGACGCAGAAGAGTGCTGGCAAGAAATGTTAAAGCATCAGCCGTTTGGGTGGATAAAGTGTAAAGAAGGTTATTTCAATATCGTTTATGTTGATGACTACTATGTAGGCTTGGCAGATAAGGATGATAGCTCTATCCTGCTGGCTTCAAAAAATAGCTATACAGACAATACCTTCGCAGACGGCACTCCATTTGGTATTAAAGAGGAGGAATAGTTATGGCATGGGTAGCGACAGATAAGAATGGAGAGGAATACCTCTACGAGGAAAAGCCTGATAGAGGTTATGGCTGTATATGGAAAGCAACATTCTATGACGAAAAAGATAGAAATTCTGACTTTATAGAACTTCCCAAAGGCAGTATCAAAAAGCTCATCGGACAAGAACTTACTCGGAATGATTAACAAGTAGAACTTAATATGTATAGATCGATTACAATGTATCAGATTGTTTGCGATAGATGCGGAGAAGTATTTGGAGGTACAGATACTTGCTCTGCACTATTCAGTAACAAAGAAGTTGATATTGGTGACTACTCTGATTGGGAAATGATAGATGGCAAACACTATTGTCCCGATTGTTATGAAGTGGAGGTCATTGATGGAGTGTATAACGTTAAAGCAAAATAGTTATGGCAACCTATAGAATAGTAGATATGTATCGTAAAAGCAAGGCTGTTAAAGGCATACATTACGATTCTCAGGATAACCCAATCCTTGCTTATCGTGTAGATAAGAGACATTCATTGCTCTTTGGACTTATCCATTATTGGGACTATGGCGCATATAACCTTTGCCCAGAGTATTTGTTTTCTTCGATTGATAAAGCCAAGGATGCTATATTGATGGTTGATAAAAGTAGAAGAGTAACAATTTTATATAAGTAGCTTATGAAAGTAGAAAATATCAAGTTCAAGGCTAAACGTCTTGACGGAAAAGGATGGGTTTGCGGATATTTCTACGAGGAGAATGGTAATACATACATTATTGAGAATCGTCAGAAAGAAAGCAAGTTAAACAGAAATCTCACTTATCAGGTTGACCCTTCTACCGTCTGCCAGTTCACAGGACTGAAAGACAAGAATGGTGTGGAGGTATGGGAACATGACCTTTTAACAAAGGATTACTCAGTAATCTATGAGGTTGGCTATGAAGGTTGTGGATTCAAAGCTTCTATTAAAGGAGAAGATGAGTTTGATTTAAATCTTGTTGCCGTATGTAAGTATGATTGTATTTGTGGAAACAAGTTCGACAGAAAGGAAGGTGAGAAAAATGATGAAGAAAAGAACATATAGGATACTCATTATAGTCTTTTCCTGCATGATGATGGGATATTTTCTCGTTGGAACAATCCTTAATCCATCAGTTTATGAAGTGACAAGATGTTTTTTGTTTGGCTTGTTCTTGGGATATTATACATATTGTTTATATAGCATTTATGAAGGAGGTGAGAAATAAAGATTAGACTAGCAAAGAAGATAATGAACTACTATAAAAGATTTTATGGTAGCAAGTATTGGCTTTGGCGATGGGGCTACTATTGCGGAATGAAAAGTATAGGAAAGAACGCAGGAGACCACCGCATCACCAAGGCGATAAGTTTAACAAGTAAAAAGAAAAAATATGGAAAAGTATGAATGGGAATACATGGTAACTTCAATAGTTATTGATAAAGCCGATGAGATTGCCAAGGTTCTATCTGGTAGATTCAACCAAGAAGGCTATGAAGGTTGGGAGTTAGTGCAATGGAACATCATGCCACCTGCTGCACTTTTAACGGCTTCTACAACACATTGCTGTGGCTCAATATATATTCTTGCAACATTTAAGAAGAAGTTGAGAGTGTAATGGTAAGCAATGATACTGAGCTTAGAATGATAGCTGCACAGATAACTATGAAGTCTTCTGTTGGAGCAGAAGACTTATGCAGCCGTTATAGTAGTGTATCACGTATGTTAGGTAATATGTTTAATGATGTGTATTACATTCTCCAAAATGTAAGATACAGATATAAATACAAGTAGATATGAGCAAACAATTATTTGACTTCTCGGAGGCACTGAGAAGAATGAAGGAAGGAAAGAATGTTAGACGTAAAAATAGCGAATACATATTTGCGATATGCGGAGGCGGCTGTTTCCCTCAAACAATATCATACAGAACGTGTATGTCTAATATGCTCTCTTTAGGTGTTACAGCTATACCTACAGAATATATTCTGGCAACCGACTGGGAGGAGGTGTAAGGATGAAAAAGAAAGTATTGACCCTCACCGTCAGCAAGCGATGGTTTGAAATGATTGCTGACGGAAAAAAGGATGAAGAGTATCGGGAGATAAAGCCGTATTGGGTAGCACGATTACTTCAAAACAATAGCAATATCGTTGATGTGCGACATCTTGCCTTGGCTTTGGCAGGGCGAACGGATTTACTTAAAAAATATATTGGCGCGCAGAGAATTGTGTTAAAACAATACACTCACGTTCTCTTCATTAATGGCTACCGCAAGGATAGTCCACGAATTGAGAAGGAAATTGAGAGTATTACCATCGGCAAGCCAAAGAAAGGCTTATGCCCCGACAAGTGGCTTGATACTGAGTTTTTTATCATTAAATTCAAATAGCATATGACAAATAAAGAATTTTTTAATGCATATCGTGGAGAGCCTGTTCTTTATAAAGGAAAGGATATTGGCGCATACGTAGCAGGGTATATTGAAGATAAGTATATCATCTTAGGATTTAATGATTATACAGGCTGCATTCAGTGCTTCACTTCTAAAGTGAAAAATCTTTGTGCAATGTATCACTCGTATCGATTCGCAAAGATGAAATATTTGGAAGTGATAAAACATCAGTAATATGGAAAAAGAAGAAAAATGTTGTGGTAACTGTCTTTGGATGGGACGCGAAGACATCTTAGGCAATGGATGGTGCTACAAAAAAGATTGCGAAACATCTTGTGATAAGGTTTGCAAGAAACATGAATTTTAAACTTTAAATATTAAAATGGAAAATAAGAATTTAACATTAGATGAGTATCAGCAGTTAGCGCTAGAGACTGCTATTTATCCTAACCCTATCATTTATCCTACATTGGGATTGACAGGTGAAGCTGGTGAAGTTTCTGATAAGGTTAAGAAAGTGTTGCGTGATAACGATTCTGTTTTTACAGATGAAAAGAAGTTGGAAATCGCCAAAGAAATTGGTGATGTATTGTGGTACTGCGCAACTCTTTCTCACGATATAGGCTTCAGACTTAGCGATATTGGAAAGATGAATTACGAAAAACTCCATTCTCGCCAGTTGAGGGGAAAATTACATGGAAGTGGTGATAACCGATAGCCTATGAACGTACTTACAGATGAACAGAAAACGTATATAAAGGAACACCCTTACGAATCTCCTTACGCTATAGCCAAGAGCTTCGGTTGCGCAGTACAGACTGTTTACTGGTGGCTACATAGGCTGCATGGGGATTCGTTCAAGGACGCAAGAAAAGAGCAAAGAGAGAAGATCAGGGAATCTGTCCGTAAGCTATATCCGGATTACTCTTCTTCCGAAATTTCCAAAGAGCTTGGGATAACAAAGTCATGTGTAACAAGCATAGCAAAGTCGCTTGGCGTTACTCATACCCAGGAAACGGAAGAAAGACTTCGGTTGAAATGTGCTCAGGCAATAGTAAGACCTGAGATAATAGCTAAACGTTCTGAATCTCTAAAAAAGACGCTGAGGCTTGACAGGTACAGAGCAACGAATGGAATAAAACAGAAGACACGACGCAAGTTCAAGACCATTCCGAGCAGATGTCTCTGTGCAAGAAACTATCTCTGCAATAAATACAACTACTTCTACGACAAAGATTACGGAGAGCTGCTTACCATATTCTACGACAGCGAAACCAAGATGCTGAGTGAAGATCAGCAGAAACACTACGAGACGAAGTATGGTATCAAGTTCCTCCAGGGAGCTGAAGAATAATTTCTGTGCATTATCTATATGTTTAGGGGTGGCTACACATTGCGTGCGGTCACCCCTTTTTGTTTATATCAACTAATAACCAAATAAAAACATTAGAAAAACTAAGAACGTTTATGTAGCTTTAATCTCCAGTATATCCAACCTAAAAATGCGAGAATGCCTATGAAAAGGCAAACTGAAGTTATCTTACCTATATTCAAGAAAGCTCTGTCAGTCTTTGATAGTTGCTTCTCTACATATATTTTATCTTTCGATATTTTACTTATCACTGAGACTAATGAGTCACACTTGCTATGATATATCGCCGTACTATCCTTGTATTCCTTAAGACTAGAAATACTATCTCTCAGTATCTGTACATCTTCCTGTGATATCTCGTGATATTCGTAGTGGAATCTGTCTTCGCCGACTTTGTTTCCGTTCACATCGTACATCGAAGCTGTACTATCCCTTATATGAGTCTTCTCTTTCGTGGTAGACTTTACAGACTCTTTATGCGATGCTCTGTATGATTCCAGTTCCTTAATAAACCTTGCGTTAAAGAGTGAATCCCACTTAGCCTCGTTACGTTTATCGGTGATGTATGTCTGTTTCTCTATCACACGTTCTTTCATCTTACATCTACAGAACATTGATAGAATCAGCATTGCTACTGCAATAGCAATTACAACTCTTGTTATCTTATCAATCAGTTTCATAAGCTTACTGAATTACAATCGTTACTTTTTCCTTTTTATCCCAAGCTGTCTTCATGGTCTGAATGAGCTTGTTTGTCCAAAATCGAGAATCGCTAACCCATCCTTTCTTGTCGTTTTTACCGATAAGAATACAACCCTCTGTGTCTTTTGAAGAGTTACCGCTATGTATGCGTATTCCTTCAAATCCTTTGACATTCAGAAGTAATGGCAACATCTTCTTGAATCTGTTAGAATAGGTATATACACATTCATAGCTGCCGATTGGTATTGCAGTCTGCCCATATACCTTTTTGTTTTTGATTTCGTCCAAATCCATTTTCTGATTCAATCCTCTGTCTGTATCTTCAAGAGCATTGCATCCGAACAATTTGCCATTCACGTACAGACGGCTAATAGTATAGCCATCCTTTTTCCAAGCCCTATCAATTAGTACTTCCATTTTTGTTTTCCTCCTCTTTTTTATCAAACTCATTGTTGAGTCTGTCAATAATCGGCTTCCAGTAGCTAGGCAGCGCCTTTGCGAACTCGAATCTCAGAATATAGTAAATAACCCGGAATGAGATGTTCTTAGGGTATGCTTTAATGAGGTTCTTGAACGCATTGCATATATATACATAGCAGAATATATACGTAAGCATCTTAATCACAAATAAAGCTTCCGTACCATCGTTGCAACCTAACATGATGCCGTAGATCACATAAACAATGGATACATAGAGAAGCATTTCAAGAATTGCGTTCTTGAACTTTGATGCAGAAAAGTTCTTGCATCGCACAACACTCACGCCGTCAGCCCTCATACCGCAGAAGATATTGAAGCCAAATGCGATAACCAACGCCAAAACGAAGCCTTCTGTTGGCGTTGCAAAGGCAAGTATAGATGAAAAAATAGTAACACCTATCTGCCGAATCTGTGATGAATCTAATAAATCTGTCATAATCTGTTATCCTGAATAATTAATAAAAATAAAGTTTCGGTCTCTTTCTGCAAAGATAGCAAAAAAAACCGAAACTTCATTCAGAATAACCAAAAACTTTAGACATTCAAGTCGTAATATGGAAGTCTGCCACTTTCCAGGAAGGAAATACATTCATCGAAAATCTTCTGCTCGTAGTTGTACGTGTTGATCTTCGGGAACCATTTCTTTATCTTTGTGTCGTTACGTTTAACCATTTCGCCCCAAAGAACGCACCAGTCTTCGAGATTGATGTTGTCGTTCTTGACCTCATGCCAATAGTCTTTGGCCACATCTTTAGTATGAAGCTGACCGATGAGACAAAGATGCATATCTGCCATCTCTTCGTTATAATGACACGCGCCAATCTCTCCCTGGACCTGCTTCATCACATCAAGCATTACGCTGTCATTCATTCCGACTTCACAACAATCTGCCATGATCGTAACACAGTTCTTGATAGCCTGCATATCATTGCTAGCTAAGATGTCTTCGAATACCTTTTTCATAACCGTATATTTTTGATGTTACTTCAGAAAATACTCTCTGATGTTGTATACACCATCCTTGTCTTTCAACAAATCGAGTGCAAGGCTGTGGGCATACTTAACCAGATGTTCTGTATCAATGTCCTTAATATCTTCCTTGCCGAGTATCTTAGCAATGGTGCATCCGTGGTCGCTTACAACCTGGTTCATCGCAACGTACAAAGCGTAATCGTTGTAATAAGGTTTCTCCTCTGTTGCAAGTCCGAGACCAGTCATAGCATTGAGCCATGTCTGCATATCCCAGGTTACTGGTGGATTCATACCGTTTACAATCTCTGAAGCTTCCTTCTTCGTAAGATAGTTCTTCCACTTGATAGCGCAAAGCTTATCAAGATACTCTTGCGCCAACTCTGGGTGTTTGGCTGCCATATCCTGCATCATGCAGCGCATCGTATTACCGAATACGTGCATATACTTTACGTTTGCTGATGATGCCATCATTCCGTACAGCTCATCAAATTTACTCATAATCTCTTTTGTTTCCATATCTTATATATTTTAACCTATTATCAAATCTTTCAACTCTACAAAGTCCTCCTCTGTGAAGTTGATGCTTCGCTTGCTTCCAAAGAGGATAGCAGTAGCAATTCCATCTGGCAGGTCAATAGACACAACTCCTTTGTCGATATGTCCGTGTATAAAACCTACATCGAATTTGTAATCTTCCACGGATTTTAGCATCTGCATCATATCTTCAAATATCGTGTTGGCATCTATGTTGCCGTCTTCATCGGCGATGAATAGGGTAGCGTTGTCAATGCTCTTGCCCCAACTATCCTTGTGCTTGGCGATGATGTTGTGCGCCGCACGTTTCATGTACACTGATGGTATGGCGAGCATCTGGTTAGCCTTAACCATATCGTCTATTCTAGCATCTGCCCACAAATCAAGCGATGTAAGCAGTTTCTCTTTCAATTCTGTTACGTTCATTTCTTAGTTCCTCCCTTCTTTGTCCCTTGAACCATAGCGAGATACTCTTGCCACGTTTTATCACTATGATTTGTCATATAGTCGTTAAGCATAGCGGTTTTCTGCTCTTCCGCCTGTGCTATTTCTTTTCTCAGTCGTTGCATCAAAGACAAATGTTTCTTTAATGCCTCCTGTCCTTGCTGAGTGCTTTCGATACGAGGGCGTATAATGCGCAATTCCTCGTCTTGCACTAGCTTAGACACATATTGCAAGCTATTGACGTATTCTTGATTTTGCATCAAGTACTGACGTTGTGCGCCTGTAAGATTGTCTTCAATTTTGTCTATCTCATCCCACAAAGGGGTTGGAGACTGCTGCGCTTGCATATTGATAGATGCTCGCTTCTGCTGTATTGCTTCGTACATCTTCTGTAGTTCGGCATCCATCATCTGCGGCTGCTGCTGATTTGTACCCATATCCAATAATGGGCTGTTACCAAAATTCATCATAACAATCAATATCTTTAAAGTTGGTGATATATTATAGAGAGGTGAGAGGGCATCCACCAACGAGGGCAAACACCCCTCACCAACTCATTTCTTTTTAGTCCTTTTTACAGACTTTCTTGCTCTGTTACGCTCCAGTAGTGGGAGTAGAAGCTGCCTTGCAGCAACAGTAGCTACCATAACCTGTAACTGTAGGAGTGCTAGGAAGTACCAACTGACCCTTGATGTCATAGGCAGTCTTTAATTCCATAGCCTGGAGCAAAATCTTCTCCTTGTAAGGAGCAAGTGCTTCCATAACGGCAATCTTAGTCTCCAATGCAGCCATCTTAGCGTTGGTTGCATCATACTGGTCTCTGCCAGCCTTATAAAGACCAAACTCTGCGTCAATCGCTCTGCGGTTTTCAGCGTTAATAGCATCTACCTGCGACTTGTAAAGACCGAACTTCTCTGCGATGTCAGTCTCACGCATAGCATAGAACTTGTTAGCGGTGTCGAGCTTCAAACCGAACATGTCGGTAAGCAACTTCACCTCATCAGCGCATTCCTTCTCCATTACCTGTAAGGCAGTTGGCTGATTGGAACTTGAATTAGCTCCGTAGGTGTTGATGTTTACGTTCTCAGGCATATTGCTTCCGCCGAGAGAGCCGAATACACCACGACCATTGCCGTTGAGCAAAGCTAAAGCCAAGCCACCGATGCCAATTCCGAGGGCTGTTCCTGCCAAACCCTTGCTGGCATACTCCTTCTTACCATCTTCGTAGATTTTCTTTTCCACGACTTTTGCATCTGTCATTTCCATTTTTACAATCTTTTTAAGTTATCCTTAATATTAACTAACACTATGTAATCGATTACGGATGCAAAGGTACAAAGAACATAGGAAAGCAAACATAACTCTATCACACTTTCTTTTAGTGATTGATTATCAGAGATTTAAGGTGATATGAGGTAATATCATAAATAACAAAAAAAGAGAGGCAATCACTTACCTCTCTTGCTCTTAATGAAGTGTAGTATATCCCACTTCTTAAAATATCGGGTATGCCCACGCTTTTTGCACTCACCGTTAGGAATGTCACCCCTAGCGACCATTCGATTCAATGTTGCATCAGAAACGTGAAGCTTCTCCTTGACTTCCTCAGTGCTCATCATTGGGTTGAGAGCATACGGCAGATAGTTCTCACAAAGGTCTTCTATCTCATCGCTGCTCATTCCGCAAGCAGTTACCTTCTCCCCTCTCTTCTCTTGCTCGTCTGCTCGAAAACAAGAATCCGATAACGATTTTAATAACACTCCCAAGGTGTGATAACCAAATAACTTTCCCATATCATTATAATCTAGAGATTAAACTTTGACAGCCCTTGCCTGAGAAATACTTATCGGCAAAACCATATACATAAAATATAATGGTAATTACAAGTATTACAACATTAGCTTCCACCATTTCGTTGGTGGTAAAAACATTCCAGTATACGATATGAATAGCATTTATCCCAAATAGGTAGATTATCATCGGAATACGCCATCTGTAGCAGAGCCAAAAGAATCTGCTCGCAATTATAAGTACAAGCGGATGGATGTAAACGGAAAAATAGATAAATGCTGCCGATACCCAATTCTCCTTAAACCATACGCACATTTCTTTTTCATGAGACGCAAATGTTACCATGCATGCAATATGAAAAAGCATGATAAACAGAGGCATCACTTCACAATAATACTTAAACCAAGTGAGTAGCTTTACGCTGTAGCCTCTACCTGCAAGGATAATGACGTTTATCATTTCGCTAACGTCCATACCCCTAAACATTACTCTTGACAACTGTACAACACCGACTGATTGAACTAACCGATGGACTTCATCTTCTTCCTCTTTAGTCATAAATTCTTCTCCTTTTGTTTTTTGATTTATTATTTATTCTTAGTTCCTCATTCTTAATAATAAGGAAAGTTCTGCAAAAATAAACAATTCTGCACAAAAATATTTATTTTGAGCAAAAATTTAAAGTTAAACTTTGCTAAAGTAACAATCTGAAAGTTCTGTTACCAAATTCTTGTTACCATTTTATCGTTTTTTGGTAACGGAAACATTGCGCTTTCAGATTATTTTCGTAACTTTGCGGCAGAAATTAAAACATTAAGATTATGAAAAAGTTAGAACCATACGAAAATCAAATGGGATACCTGGTAGGTGGCAGTAGGTTGCCATCAACTCCTGGTGAGCGAGAGTTAGAGCACAAATGTAATCCGCACCCTAACGACTGGATAGATGGTATCTATGATTTCAACAAACTATAATGCAGAAAGGTCTAGTAACGCAAGCAGAGGAGGAACGAAGGAGAGGTAGATATGGCTATCTTAGTGATTTAATTCCATCTTTTGGTGGCTCTGATGCTCCATATTTTGCTGACATGATATTAGAACCTATAGAGAAGTTCGATGAAACACACTTCCCTGACGGACGAGAAAAGAAACAAGGCGGCTACCCATATTAGACAACCGCCTTGGTCTTCACTTACTTACTGATAGCGTCATCATAGTCCATCAAGTAGATGGCATAGGCGAAAGAACCATCATTAGGTGTGTTATCATCGGAAACCCAAACATCTACGTAGGCTTGGAATTGGCTGCTATCTACCCATCCAATCTGCTTAACTGTAGCCTTGGAAGGGGATGCTTTGTCATCGGTTACATTATAGAAAATCGAACCATATCCTGTCAGCATAACAAGAATCTGATTATACAAAGGTAATCCGCTGTTTTTCTTGAAATAACCACTCCATTGTGTCGGAAGCCACATGCGATACCAGCCTGTACCTATCCTTGATATGGAAATCTGTCCTGAAGGAGTATTCTGGTTAAGGTCAAGATTCCACGAACCATAAGAATAAGTTACCATCACGCATCCTCTTGACAGTACAGGCATAGGGGATGTTCTGATTGGCTCGAAACGACCACCTTGCGATGCGCTGTTCAGACCGTATTTGTACCGGTTCTCCACTACCCAATAAATGAAGTCTTCACCCTGTCCATATCCATGCAGGATGACGCACGAATAAGGCATGATATTGAGTGCTTCCAGCTTCTCTCCATCTATCAGGAATTTCTTATCAGCAGGAGCAGCAATCGACGCAGCAGATGCTGTACCGTTGGATATACGGATGGTTCTTCCTATCATCTTGCTTTCCCAAGACAGCCTGAACGTATTCACCCAGGCATTACCTGAGCCTACGTTGATATTATCAACCGCCGACAATTCGTTACCCACCTTCACTTCGGCATATTTGCTGCGCATAGAACCAGTGATTACGAGATTGCTTATCTCTGCATTATTTGCATCAATATCTCCAGCTTGCAAACCTTTCGTAACAATAGTCTTTGCGTCAATCAGATTAGCATTGAGCTTCTTGCCTTCGGTATCAAATAGGGCAATGGGGATGCCATCACTACCCATAATGCTCGTCTGATTCGCCTTAATAATAACCTTCTTATTGCCTATCACTATACCGCAAATGCCCATATCCTCAACCAACCGAGCAAAGTCAGCCAACGTACCGATACTCATCTGTTTGTTGGTAATGAGCGTTACTTTCTCCCTGAATACCTCTTCATTGTCAGTACGTGCCTTGCGGTTGACGCGCTGCGAGGCAAAAAGATGTACTACCTTTTTCATAGGCTATTATCCTCCTTTTAATGAGTACTGATATAATTGTCTATAACATCTGTAGCTACAGCCTTCGCCTTCGTGCGCCACTCCTGCATAGCGTTATACTCTGCTTCATGTTCCTCGTCATCGGCATCGAGCTTCTTGCCATCTGCAATCTTGGCAAGGTTGGCAAAATGGTTGTTGATGATAGCTTGCATCTTATCGGTCGGATAAGCGGATGAGACGATTGCATCAACGACCTTACCTCGCTCCAAAGGCTGCTCGATACGGACAACGTAAGCGGCATAAGCCATTCGGGTAGTATTTTTGCCTTCGCTGCTATCCATACTATTTTCCAACTCAATCTGCTCAACATCGAAATTGATGCGAATAAAATTGCCCTCATACTCAATCAGACTAGGTGAGTAATCAAATGTAGACTTTCTAATTTCCATGATAATATCCTTTCTTTTTAAACTTTACACTTATGCTTTTGTTCCTACAATTCTAAAATCAGGGTTTCCACTCTGATTCATTCTACGCAGCTTGCCCATAAATGGGAACTTTTTGTTGTCTGAGCACCATCGCAACTGGTCAACAAGTTTCTTATTGTTAGTAAAGAACTTAAACTTCTGTCCATTTTCCTCAACGCTAACAACATTACTCTTCCCCGATTTATGAACCTTGCTATCTACGTCAAATTCAACATCAAGAAAAACGATAGGTCTTTCAGCGAAGTAGCTTGCGCTCATTCTCTGACCTTCAAACATCTTCTTTCCGTTTGCGTCCCTGTCCTCAATTTCGGGCATATCAAAATCTTCAAAACTATTCATTTTCGTTATCATTCTCCAAAGATTAAAACCATTACAATGCATCAACCACCCTTTATAGCTCATAGCTACTTGGTATCTCCTCATTGGGTCTTTAAGGTTATGCATCTTCTTTTTGAATTTCTCCTTCATGCGCTTTCTTAACATTGTATGATTGAAATAAAATCGGTAACCGACAAAATCAAGGAAATGAGCTTCATCAATTATCTGCATTCCGATATTATCGTGCAACTGCTGGTGCATCACTTCATCAGCATATTTCAATATGAAGTTGATGGCTTTCCATACTTCATTCTTGTTTTTACCCAATATAATGACATCATCACAATATATCTCTACCTTAACATCAAACTTACTACATACCAATCTACACAATATACTCATATAGAAATTGGTAAGTGTCTGAATAGGATATAGACCAATACCTAGACCTTTCGGTAGGGCAAAGATAACTTCATACAAAAGTCTTCTAACACCTTTGTCGGTAAAGAAATCACACAGAGATTTGTATATCTCACGCTGGTCTACGTTCTCATAGAATTTAACGAAGTCAAGTTTGCAATAGTACAATCTTCCACATGACTTATTCTCGTCTATCCATCGTTCTGTTCTGCGCTTCGCATAAATCATTCCTCTGCCTTTTACACTTGCTCCACTCTCTATATAGAGAGCTCTTATAAGGTGTGGCATCAGAACTTGCATCAAAGCATGCTGCTCAACGTGGTCTGGGTAGTACGGAAGCTTATGAAGCTTTCTTATCTTACCGCAAGGGCATCGTCTCATACAATCGTGCCCTTCGCTAGTCTTGTAAGTTCCATCTATAAGACTTCTCTGTAATCTTAGAAGGTTTCCGTTATAGTCCTTATCGAATATCACCACTCCCTTCTTTCCTTCTTTTCCCTTGCGTGATTTCCTTACCGCAATGTTGAGGTTAGTCATATCACTAACAAGTTCTAATCTGACCTTTCTATGCTTCTTGCGCAGTTTTGCCTTACGCTTATACGCCAGCTCTTGTGCGTCCGTCATTTTTATACTTCAACCAATATTTCAAAAATCGCTTTCCTTATCAATAGGCTTTCTACACTCTCGGCTCACTGGCTTTCGGCACATACGTACAACTGTATCACTTACTTGCGAGAGGGGACTCTGTTGCAGTAGGACATACCCAACTACTCATACCCAACGCCTTTAATCTTCGCTCTGCCAGAATAAATATTCCTCCATCGAGACAGGTTCAATCATGTGCTCTCTCATCCAAAAGCTATCTCGTAGCTTTACGACTTGCGAGGAACAGTGTAAATTATATCGTCATTCTAAAATAGAAATCTTGTGTAGTAATTCAAGCGAGCGCCGATGTTCGTCCTCGAGTTCGAGAAACCGTTGTTCGAGTTCGCATACGAAAGACCGCATTGCGACCTGTTGTTAGCATCACCCCCAACGTTCAGCAGCTCCATGATGTATCACCTTTTCTTCACCCACTCCGTGGTTGTAGAAAAACCTTATCGCACGGAATTGGGTTGTTTATATTTTTGTGCTTCTGCGAATCCTATTAAAAGGAGATTTTAACTTTGCAGTTTCAATCTTGCGTTTTATATTATTTTTATTAATTCTCTATTTCTGTCTAGCTCACTAGCAGATGTGCAGCCAACGCTAGGCGTTGTCTCACATCGCCATGAGCTCCGAACCGCTCACGATTGTCGGGTTTCCGTAGAAAGCCAAGCGAGCGCCGATGGCCGCCCACGAGGCCGAGAAACCGTCGCCCGAGTCCGCAGACGAAAGCCCGCATAGCGACCCGTCGTCAGCCGCACCCCCAACGAGCAGCAGCTCGCCATTCGTCGAAGCCCAGAAACCATCGCAGTAGTATGTGCTATCGCCACCTCCAACAGCCTGCGGAAACGCATCCCAATATACACCTAGTGTCTTCTTTGTGATATATTCTCCGTTTGCGGAAGATGGCACGGTAAACTTTCTTCCATCGGCAGTATTGCTTACTCTGTTTCCGCTATAGACAACAGCGTACCTAGTATCGCCATCCATGTAGAAATGGATTCCTGGACGGAACTCCCAAAGTCTACCCCATAAGTCCTCAAAACCAAACAGCTTCACTGGAGATTGATTGCCTAAAGTAGCATCATTATAGAGCACCTTACCGCTGCCGTCACCGAGAGAAATGCACTTACCCATAGACACGTCACGACATGCTTCCCACGATGAACTTTGGAATCCCGAACCTATAACGGATTGGCTGTTGAGGTCTCCGAAGCTGACTTGGTATAAAGCTTCTATAAGACATTGAAATCCGTAGTTGGCAAGACCAAAGTTACTACCGAGCTTTTGAGCACAAGACCAAAAAGCACTCATCGTTCTGGAATGCGAAGGAGCAACATTAGGTCTGGAATGACCAACACCGTTTTCATCTACGTACATTTCATATGCACCTACCCAGTTTGGAGAATCGAAAGTCTTGCCGCCCGAAATAGGGAACAGTCCTCCGAATTGCAAGGTCTTATTATCAGCCTTGAAGTGACAGTCGGGAACATGAACCATCGTCTCATACTTTGACGCATCATCCACCTTTGTTCCGTCAGCAAAGAACTCCCATGTGCTGGGATTGAGTTTTGCAGCATAAGCTTTACCATTCACAACCTTCATCATATATCCACCCATTGCTCTCTGATACATATCAGCCATGAAAGGCGTTGGCAGAGCGAATTTAGGGTTAGAAGACTGCTCCAATGTGATTGATGGGTAGAAGATATTATTACCCATCATCTTCTGAAGGTCACCGAGGCTTAATCTACGAAGAGCACCATCTACTACAATTAAGAAAGTTTGGTCTGGATTCATTGCCGTCACAAGCTTCTTTTCTGTTAATTTAACACCCATATCTTATATTTTTTAATTATACATATTAATCAATTAAAGGATTACCATCCTCATCAAGCAGGTAATTGCTATCTTCATCAATGAGATAGCCGTTGGCAGGTCTCTGTCCGTATTCTATCTGCTCTTCGAGATAATCGCTCTCAACATCGCCAAGACCAGACTCCTCGATTGAGAAGTAACATGAATCTCCCTCTTGCCAAGACTTACTTGTAACGATATTACCGTTAGTTGCTTCGGTATGCCATTGCAATTCTACGATGCGGTTAGGGTATTCAACGACCCTTCCGTTGTACTCCAATATAGCCTTGTTGCTTCTGTATATCTTACCCCATTCAATATCATTGCATACCATGAACTTAGGCTGATTGAAAGAAGGATAGAACCTAGAAGCGGAAAATTGGAACTGAGCAACAGCCTTGCCGTCTATTACCGCCTTGATGGTATAATTATTCTTCTCTACAAGTCTAAGGTCAAGCACAATCTCAGATGTGGAGATAGATATAATCTCGTTAGGGTTTGCAGCAGACGAAGCAGACATCTTGGTCGTTCCACGATACAGCTCAATAGAGAATCCGCTTGTAATTCTATCCTTAGACTTATATACATCAATAGGAATGTGACATTCATACTGATTGCCGTCAAAGCAAGCGTTTCTTGCTTCCGTAGATGCCGATATGATGTTATTAGCAACCTTATACTCGTAGAGAGCCAGCTTATCAAGGAATGGGTTATAGGATATATCGGTATCTTCCCGAATGCCCATACCATAGGTATCTGCGCCCTTATCTGCCGTATACAGAGTGATAGGGTCAGCGGTGATATGCAATATAGAGTTCGTTCTGTAATCATATAGGTCAGCTTCGAATTGCAACTGCTGCTTATCGTTACTTAGAAGATTCCTCTTGATAGTGAGTTTGCCACGATTAGTGGTATTGCTCGTATCAATACTATACTTACCGCTCCAAGCATCAATCTTAGTTATATCCTTCCATTCCGTGCCAGTAGAAACCTTCCACACCATATTAGCAAGAGATATATTCGACTGCTTGCTATCCCATGAGTCATCCTTTGCCGTAGCATTGACTTGTGGATAAGCAACACATTCATATCCTTCCTGTGTTCTGTCTGGGAAGAATTTATCACCCGACATGGTCTGCATGAATGGAGACTTAGGCGATACGCACACTACTGATACAGAAACGTCCAAAGGGGCGTATTTTCTATTAGCCTTATTACTTACTATTGGCATAAGCGTTCCTCCTAATCTTCAACTGTTAAATATGCATCTGCTGACACCGATACACCGATGATATTTTTGTTTTCGTCAATCGTATCAGCATCCAACACAACGAATCCGTCACTGACGTTCTTTGCCCAAGTCATTGTCTCCGAGCGTTTATTCTCGATGTTACCATTGCTATCAGTATAGATGACGAAGGTGACATTGCCAGTTATACCCTTCGGCACTAGTCCTGTCTCGCAGTTGGTAACGATACATCTGAACGTCTGATTACTATCTTCATCAACCTGTCCTACCGAATTAAGAGCAAGCTGATAAATATCAGATATATCATCAATGCTGATACCTGTTCTATACACGGCAGCACCATCAACAACGAATTCGAGGACGAAGAGCTGATGACTATCTACATAGAGTTTGTCCAAATCTCCTGTCTTATCTCTGTGTATAATGATTCCACTCGCAGGATTATCATAAGTTCCTGCAAGGTCTGCTCCGCTGCCACGATACAGATTAATAGAATAGGTAGAAACCTCTCCACCTGCGGAGTTGAACAGCCAAGGTCTGAGGGTAGCTTCTGTCTGTCCCTTGCTTAATACCGTAGTATCAGCAGACACACCTCCGAAATAAGATGAGCCACCCAACATAGATACCAATATATCAATGCTTTTCTGCATTGGATATATGCTAGCTCCTAATACGGCATCTCCCGAATAGGTAAGAGTATCGGAATCTTGATTGACCTTAGATGCGAGGTCTCCGATAATAGAGAGAGAACCATCAGCATGATTAAGTTTGAATCTACTATCAACAGTCGAGGTCTCCCATCCAGTACTGCTAGAACTGAATCCTAAGTCCTTGCCGTTGTAAGCCCATACGTGATTTGTTAGTGTTACGTTGTTTTTACGTGCAGAGCCAACAGATGGAGTGATGATAGGATGCGTTCCGCTTTCGCTCCAATTAGGTGACACGGTAAACGTATCAGGGTTCAAACCCTGGAAGAGCGGTACACCATTGGTTCGTAAACTGAGGGATAATGTATCACCCTTCAATGTTCGTCTGACTGCTGCGGTTGCCGAAAGATGAATTTCTTTTTCCATATTTTTAATCTCCTATTTTTTAAACTTTAATATATTCTTGATGGATTTTTCCTGTTGTGGTCGTTGCTGTGAATACAAATTTCGCAGTATCACCCTTGCCCAAATCGTCTTCTGTTCCATCATTAGACCAAACAATATCTATTGAGCCATTGAAGTTCTTAACCTTATCCTTAGTCGCCCATGCAGCATCATCTAAGGAATCATTGGTCTTGCGTGTCACCTTCCATGATGCTACTCCGTTTGATACATCCTTATCGCCTAACATTAGCTTGCAAGTAACGTTGTGTGTCTCGCCTATAGCAATTCCGCTATTGACTATATCCGTATAGAGGTATAGCTTTGGTGTATACACGTTGGTGGTAGCCTTCCAATAAGGCGAATCCTCAGATGGTTCATCTGTTGTGGTCTGTCCTTCTGGAGAGATACAGAGCCATCTTGTGCCAAGCCATGTAACCTCATCATAGTAGCTGTATTCCGTACCTTCCTTCCAGTCGCCGAGATATACAGGAGTCCAAATCTTCTCTCCATCAACGGTGGTTATGTGGTAGTACTTTGACACGATGTTGATGCCGTTGAATCCTACATCGAAGATGGATTTGCCTTTAAGAGAATAGGAGTTGATGCCTCGGTACATGGTGAACGTAGGTGCGGAATCTCCCTCTGTCTCCATCATCAGAAGGTGTTGTCTGCTCTTGTCACTTCTGTTACCCATGAGGACGATGGTATCTCCTACAGCAGGGTTATCCGAGCCTTCCATGCAGTTCTCCTTCGCTATCTGAATCCAAGCGAACTTCTTTCCGTCATAGAGCTCGTGACCTTCATCATCGGTGATTGCCTCGTTCTCAGTTGACACCTTAGTGACAAGTCTCCAATAGTCCCTGTTGCTGACGTTCTCATAGATACCAGGTGCTATGTTGAACGTCTTGCACCTAACTTGGTCTTCCACCTTGAATGAGTTGATTGTTGCGGTCGTTCCATCATCTGCGAGGAGATAGCATTTCCAACCAATCAGCTCATTAGTTGTCTCGCTTAAAACTTCCTTGATATAGCTTATCTTGCCAGCAGCAGGGGATAGGACGATGTTACCTCCAACATAGGATAATTCTCGAATAAGCAGCGTATTGAAAATCGCCTTACCCCATAGTATCAAGTCCGTGAGCAACATCTGATACTTTCCATCGCTTCTCTGCTTGATTGCAAATCCGCTCTGCTCAGATTCATTGAAATCGAGTGACTTTAAGAGATTCACCAACACACTAGAGAGGATAGCGTTGCCACTTCCGTCTATGCTATAGTTGTTTCCGTTGCCAAGGAACAATCCTTGCACGAACTTCTGCACCTTTTCCCAAGTGATAGTGCCCTTTGCGGTGTCGTCGGTTATCTTTGAGATAAAGTGCTTACTTCCTTCTGTCGCAACCTGATTCTTAACCTGTGTAGTTGTCAAGCCTGCACCTGTTCCGCCATTTCCACTTTGGAGCGACGATATCTGCTGTTGGATCTTCTGGATAGTTCCAACCTCCTTATCCTCGCGAAGAGTTATATCGTAGGTAGGAATCTTACCATCTTCTTCCTTGATAGTGAGCTTATCTATGGATATTACACCACCGATTCTAAGGTCTGTATCCTCAAATTCCATCAGATCGCCGGCTTTGAGCGTATCATGAAGACTCTTGATAACTCCTGTAGTATCCTTTTCAGCAAGATCATGCTGTCTTGCCATGAAAATCTCATCAACCTTAGGCTGATAGACATATCTTGTGTAGTCATTCTTGTCAATGAATGCTATGGCGTATTTAAGGAGCTTCAGAGACGCAGCATTGACATACGAATCGGGAAGGGTGATGCCGGTAAGAACGAAATGGTCGCCTTTCTTGATAGGGTAATCCCTGTATGGGAACCACAGCTCAAGAGCATCATCATTGACTCTCTCAATAGTAAGCCTCCATCTTCCATCTACCTTGGTAGAGGATGCCACCTTGAACGTTCGACCACCGCACATACCATCTTTCATGGAGATTGAGAAATCGTCGTCCGCTAAATCTTTTATATCGAAATCAACAGCTTTGCTGAGATAAATATCAACATTATTCGGACCAGGGTCGCCATCATATCGGCCATCATCATTAGGGGCAATACCCTCATCAATCTCATCCACGCGCACGCCACCGACAACCATTTCTTCGATTGTAGGGTAGATTTCTACGACTCCATTCGTCTTATCATCGGTATCGAAGAACTGCGATGCCGAACGAAGACCAATCTGATCGATGTTGATGGAATCGATGTATGGTCTATGCGGGTCAGTAGAGAATCTGTGTTGTTTTCCGGTAGGGTTCACGTACTTCTTCTCTTCATCCGTGAGCGAATCATAGAAGTCACTCAGCGATACATGGGGAAATCCAGGCAGCATAAGCCTGTTGATTGACATATTGTTCGGGAGATTCTCTGCATATTCCTTCATGGACGAAGGAACATTTTTCTTGTTGAGGCCGGATGTGATATACATCTTCGTCTTTCCTGCCTTAACCTGAGCGATGAAAGTGTTAAGGTTTTCCCTTGACTCTTCGTCACCGCTATCTACCTGCGTTCCCCTGTATTCCGAATAGAATCTACACTTATTGGTATTGTATTTCTGTGTTACATAACCGGTAATCTCAGTCTTGAAATCAAATGTAACCTTAAGTACCCAACCAAAAGACTGCTCGCCAGTTTCTCCAGAAACAATATACTTTCTCGGATTCTTGAAATATGTCTCGATATAGTCGACATCCAGTTCAAGCTCAACATTCGTGCTGGCCCCGACGACTTTCGTGATGTTCGCCACGTACTTGACACCGAGGTCCGCATAGTAATGAGAAGGAAGATTCTTCTCCGAACCATAAGCTCTCAGTCTCGTAACGACACTCTGGTCGGAATCAGCGTTCTGAACAATCTCATATAATCCATTACCAAGGCCATACTTGAAGATATGGCTTGCCTGTATTCCGGTAGTACCGACATATATATTCCTTCCTCTGACGATGAAGTTTATGTCCCACTTCTCGTTCACAAGCGCAAGGGCCTGCCAACAGGTCTGCGAATCCACTGTAATAGACATCGATTCGATGACGTTATCTCTTGTTCCTTCGCCGTACATTGACAGCCAGTTGCTCGCGAGGCATCCACGCTGCACGGAACGTTCCATATTTCTGGAGTAAATCTTCCAAAGACCTGCACCAATCTGGTCGTCAAGGTTCGCCTGGATCCTGTCTAGTAAATCATCCAGAGTCTGTACGTAGAATGGAAATTTCGGTAGGGTAGTGTAGTGAAGCTCGTTATCGTTCAATACCACATCGAGGAACTCTGCCCTGGCAAGCTCATCCTGCAATGCGTTGAACTTTACGCTGTCATATACGAAGCCCTCACCATAGGTGTCAGGTCTTGCCTGCTTATCTTTGCCCGGCTCGTAGTTGAGCTCGAATCGCTCGCCACGATAGACAATATAGTCGCCTATCTGAAAGTTGATAGGCACTTCATGCTTGAAGTTGATAGTCAAAAAGCACTCACCCATCCAGGAATCAGAGTACTCCAATCCATGAACGGTTATCTGCTCTCCGTTAACGTCTGTCAGCTTCGAGCCATCCTTATGATAAATATTCCAAGCGCTCATCTGTATGCTATACTAAATTTGAAATATTGCCCTGTGTATCCTTAATCGGCTTAATATCAGTAACAGGGTCGTTAAACTTGAAAGTAATAGAGAGGACTAGCAAGTCCTCGCTGCCCGGATATCTGTATAGGTCCGGATCAATGCTCTTCAGTCTCACATGCTGCCTTCCAATCTTATTGAAGTCGCAGTACATTTTCATCATGCCAGACTTACGGAGATAGTCAATGAAAGCCTTACACTTCTCGTTTGCGCCGAAGGCATCACCCTTAAACAGGAACTTGACCTTGTTCTCGTATGCCGCCATGTAGAGTCCATCCTTGCCAATATACTCGTCGTCACCATGCTCGTCGTGCCATTCCCTTTTCACAGGTTCCTTGACGGCATCGCATGGCTTGAACGGATTCTCGCTGACGTACATACCAAAGTCGGCGATGGAGTCCTTTACCTCGTTTCCATCGCCTTCCTTCTGCATGTATATCCTGAAATAATCTTTCATACCTAAAATCAACTTTTTATAATTGCAAATATACAAAATAATGCATAAATATGCAAATTGTATGCGAATAAATATGCGTTAATTGAACTTAAAGTCGTGCCTATCCCTAATATTGACTGGTCCGGTAGCTTTCACGACAGTTCCTCCGTATTGATAGACGAAGCACTTCGCTGTATCTTCACACTCAACATGAAGTTCCGCTCCATCAAGCAGATTAACGAATACCCTGGAGAATCCCTTAACCTTCAGGTAAAGCGATGAGTTGTGTCTTACGTATATCTCTCCGCTATCCATCCAGTCATAGTTGATGTTTGCTACACACTCTCCATTGAGGATGACAATCTTTGGGTTTTGTAGGTCAACGTTCTCGTCAACATACACACCATGATCATGAATGACATCGCCAAAGTACTTCTTCATATTCTTGGTCGAAGGCCAGTTTCTTCCAATACAGAAGTCGATGCCCTTAACAAACTTCTCGACCATCTCATGCTTGGATGAGTTATCGTGCCACTCGGCGGTCCACTGAGCGCAAAGACCCAGTGAAACAGCCTCGTTTTTCATTCTGTCTGATAAATTTCTTTTTTCAAACATAATTATTTCATTTTTTATGCAAATATACAAAATATCGCATAAATATACGTAAATTATTGTATAAATATACGTTAAATGTATAGGTATTCATAATTTATTTTCGTATATTTGCATTGGGATAGGTCGGAGTAGCTACCGACTGACAAGGCTAACTCAGTGGGCCTTCCCTTTCTTTTAATCACTGAGGTAACTTTTAAAATCACTGAGGATGGATAACAGTATTGAAATTTGGAAAGAGGTAGAAGGTTTTTCTGGTTACAAAGTCAGTAACTTTGGAAAAGTGGTATCGTTTAAAAAGGGAAACCTATATTTATTGAAATTGAAAACTACAAAAGGTGCAATTCCTTGCGTTTTCTTGTCAGCAGGAAGAAAAAGAGGATATGTTAAACTTTCCGTGTTAGTTGCAAAAGCTTTTGTCCCAAGATTTGATGATAAAAACTATGTTCATTTTAAAAACGGAGACTTACACGATTGCCGCGCAGAAAATTTATACTGGTCTGACGTCGTAGACGAAATACCATGTGATAAAGGGGAAATATGGAAAGACGTTAAAGGATATGAGGGTATGTATAAGGTTTCCTCTTATGGCAGAGTCTACTCTCTTACGAGAGAAAGATTTAACGCAAAAGAAGGAAGAATCTACAAGGGTAGGATGCTAAAGCCTAATGTGCAAAAGTATGGCTATAAATGCGCCGCATTACTTTCTAATGGTGAGCATAAACTAAAAAAGATACATAGACTTGTGGCAGAAGCATTTATTCCTAATCCGGATAACAAGCCCACTGTTGACCATATCGACGGAAATCCAAGTAATAACCGTGTCGACAATTTAAGGTGGGCTACCGTTAAAGAGAATATAAATAACCCTTCAACATTATGCAATAAATACGGAAAGGTAGACTTAGGTAAGAACCCTATGGCAACTCCTGTTTACGGCATCAACATCTTAACTGGCGAACGTTTGGATTTTGACTGTATAGAATCTGCCGATAGATTTCTTGGCGTGAAATATCCAAGGTATATCGGGTTGTGTTGTCGAGGAAAGTGGAAATCTTACAAAGGATATTATTGGCATTACGCATAAGTGCAAAGGGTGTGAGTTTTTATTCTTCTCACACCCTTTTTAATTTACTTCAACCTTAGACTCTTCGATCCTGATTCCCTTGTTACGGAACGCATCCAGGAATACATATCGTCAAGCATTCTATTTCTGTACTCTGCAAGAGAAACAAGCTGATTCATGGCAGTTAGTTGTGATCTCGCAATCACATTAAGCTCTGGAACCGATTTCACAGCATCAGATATCAACTTTATGTTTTCTCTATCAACAGAAACATTGAGACGTATGTCGTTTACGTAGCTGCAAAGAAGATCACCTGTCTCCTCGGTAATACCCTTAATCGAGTTGGTTGCAGATGAACTTCCGTCCTCTCTCATATCCAATCCTTCGTTCTTTAAGGCATCAACAAGACCGGTTATCTGAGGAACGACCTTATCTCCTATTTCATTAACCTGCTTCGCAAAATTAATCATGTCCGTTTCGTCGAGCTGTCCCTTTTTATCAAGAACGGATGTAAGCCATTCTAGAGGTTTTTTGAGCGCATTTTCCATGATTTTCTGTGTAATGATATTCTTTACCACATCGCGAACCATGTCTTTGACTTTCTTCTTGTAGGCATCAACTGCATCCTCACCTTTAGCCCATGCACTCACAATGGTATCGGTAAGTGTACTTGCCCAGCTCTTCATATCGATAGAGTAAACGTCTTTCAGAAAGTCCTGTGCGAACGTCTTAATCTGCAACTGCATCTCCTTGATTTGCTGATCGTAGTCGGCAATCTTATCCTTGTCCGTCTTTTTCTTGTCCTCCTCAGCTTGCCTCTGTTTCCTTAGCTCGTCTTCCTGAGCGTGGAGTAGGGCGAGCTGGTCTGCGTATGCGGAAGGATTCGTCTCCGTCTTCATCACAGCATCATAGGTCTCCTTGCTGTAGTGACTGAAGTTGTGACCTCCAAAGAAATTCTTTCCAATATCGGTCTTAGAAAAAGCATCCCAAGCCTTATAGTCATTCTTGACATCGTTGAGCTTTTTATTCGCATCGGAAGACCTATTGTAAGAATAGATTCCACCGAGTGTCTTTTCAATAACGGAACTGATATTGCTAGATAGGTTCTTCAATTCATTCTGCTGTCTCTCTGCAAGCTTTATCTGCCTGTCGAGCTTGGCATCATGAGCCTTTGCAAACGCCTTAATAGGAGAGGTAAATATGCCAGTGACACCGGCAAGGATTCCACCAACGTTGCCGGACTCCGCGCTTGTTACCACCTTTGACAGTGAACTTGACATGCCGGAGAATGTCTCGAAGAACGCAGAAGCGTCCTGCCATCCATCAGACTCAGTGTCAGCTCCGAGAAGGGAAGCAGTCTCTTTGATGTCATTGAATGCTTCACTCATTCCCTGGACATTCTGGTCGATAATACTTACTACGTTAGCAAACTTATCAAGAGACTCCTTTGCTTTTGTTCCATCCTTAAACAGAATTTCAGCAGCTTTCATCATAGCCTTTCCGCTGGCAATCATGCTGTCACCACGCTTGATGAAGTTTTCGTCTCCCATTTTGAGACCAAGTTCACGAACCTTCTTTCCTTCAGCAATTTTACTTGCTGCGATGGTCATCTGCTCGCTGGCATCAGAAATCTTCTGCTCGGCCATTCCCTTCAGACCACCATTGAGGAATGTCTTTCTTGGGTTCGTCAGCTTCGATAACTGCTCATCAAGCTGCTTGATTTCCTTGGCGTACTCTCTCGCATCAATGGCTCCGCTTTGTAGAGCCTCATTGATATTCTGCCTGATTCTTGCTCCGATAGTCTGAGCCTTATCCATACCGAGAGACACGATGGCTCCGTAGAAGTTGAGATAATCGGAAGAGTTCTTGAACTTGTCAAGTTTAACCTGACCAATCTCCTTGTCTCTCTGAATCTCATACCTTGCCTTTATACTAGGGTCGTTCGTCTTGCTGATAAGTTCGTTGTATCTCTCCCTTATCTTCAAGATTTTATCCTCGTAGTCTTCCGTTTTCTCGATGATGTCGGCAGCATCTTGCAGAATCTTGATATAGTTGCTTCGAAGAAGGTCAACTATCTTCTTCCAAGCCTCATATTCCCCCGGACCTTTAAGAGTTTCCTTTGCAACGCCATCTGACATCGACATCGCATTCTCTCTTTGGAAGTCCTTTCCGAACTTATTGTTATACTCGACTATAAGTTCCTTAGCCTTATCGTCGATATAGCCAGGGTTACTAAAAGCGGCGCTGGAGAAATTCTTATCACCTGTCTTGCTGAACAACTCTTTGTACAAGTCCCATTGACTCGACAATCTGTTCAATAATTCCGTGAAGTCAGCAGCCTTTCTCTCGTACTCCTTCTTGTCTTTCTCGTCGAAAAGCCACTCAGCAACCTCACGATAGATTGAAGTCTGGAACTTCTTTCTCTCGGTGGTATTTATACTGAATCCTTCAAGGAGAGAATGGACAGCCTTCTGATAGTCGTCAAGATTAAGACCGGTAACCTCTGGGAAGAGATTGTAAGTCTTCTTCTTTGCCTCTTCGTTCGGCATGATGCTCTTGTACTTCTGATACATCTGTCTTGCAGACTTAAGACTGCTTAGACGCTCCTGTAAACGCTTGAGCTCAGCGTCTTCTTCGCGACCATTCTTGTTTTTATCTTTTCCAAAGTTACCCGTAACCTTGTTCTTTCCAAGATCGTCAGATATGTAACCTGCGTCAGCGATAGCTTTCCACAAATCGTACTTGTGTTTAGCATTCTTGTACTCAGAAGAATTCTTGCTTACTTTTCCATTGACGATCGTATCAAGTTCGTTTCTCGCAGCCTTGAGCTCTTTACGAATATTCTCACCTGTGGTCTCGAAAGACTGGTCTTGCACTTGTCTTAACGCATTATCAACCTCTCTCGTCCAAAACTTACCTTTCTTTTTATTTCCGGTGAAAGTTCCGTTCTTGTGAAGTCTTTGCCTTATAATATCAGAGAAAGGAGTGTTCACGCCAGAGTTGTACGAAGGCTTTCCTTTCTTTCCGTTACCACTGTCGCCTGGCCAAAAGTCCATATCCATGAGCTTGCTGATAGCCGAATGAAAATAATACAAGATGGTTTTGCTTGTAATATTTGCTTTCTGAGCCATCTTGTCCATCATGCTGGCGAAAATCTCAGGGTTTCGTTTTGCCCACGTGCGGAATTGATCTTGAGACAACCCGAGCTGTTTTCTGACGGACTCAAGTCCTCTCGGCACGTCGTCATACATTATTTCGGACACATCATCGCTAGAATCCTTCGCTCTTTCCGCAAGTTCCTTTAACCAGTTTTCTGTCTCCTTGCTTCCATTTGCAAACTTGTCGACAAATTTTTCCCAATCATCTCCGCCAATAGCCGCAAGCATCCTAATCTGCTCAGTAAGGGGCAGGCCCTTGATTTGGTTTGCTAGCTCTTCGTTGTTTTCCATCAAAGACCGGATAAAATCCTTCATTTTTGCCTTTGTATTAGAGTCGAGCTCGTCGAACATCACCTGGAACTTAGACAGAGATTCTTGTGCTTGCTCCACATTCTTTGCAATATCATCGTTCGTGAGTCCATTCAACCACTGTAACCATTGTGGAGTATCAGCTCCGATCATATCGAATAGGTTGTCGCTAACAAGACCTGTTGCTGAAGTTGCGTTATTCGTTATAACTCCATATTTATCAGCTAAGCCATCATTTGCTTTTTTCGCATCCTCAATTTTTTCTTTGAGTATGTCGTATTGTTTTGACAGGCTTCCTGCGCTTTCAACCTGCTGCTTGATAGAATCCGTGTAGTCATCTGAACTTTTCAGAATCTCCTTCATCGAGTCAACTTGCGAAGAAAGGTTGGACGCGTCTTTTGGGCCTAATCCAGACAGAAAATCTCCGTAACTTTTGGATTTCTGCTTAGCTCCATCAATCAACGTCTTTTCTTCTTCCTTTACTCGACTTGACCATTGATTGTACCCCATCAACAATGAAGTGATAGCCGTAATGCCGATCCCCCACCAACCACCGATGGCGTTGATAAATCCTCCGATCTTTGAAGTTGTCATGCTCCATACGGCAGACATTCTGCCTCCATTCAAGATGATTTGCTCTTGTTTGGCGGTTATTTGTCCCATTAATGCGAGCTGACTAATTATCTCCTTAGAAACCAAGCCTTCCTTGACTGCTCGTTGCATCTGCAATACGGACATTCTTCCTTCGAGTGCAGCCCTATTGTAGCTCGCGACAAGCGATTGCTTTTCCGACAGAATAGCAGCTTTCTTGAATACATTTTGCTGGGCAATCTTCTGCGTAATCTCTCCTTCCACAACAAGTTGCTGCTGTTCGATGGCATAAGACTTTAACTGGGCATTCATCTGCTGAGTATAACTCTTAGCAAGTGATCCAATACCCATCTTAGAATAAGCCATACCGCCGAGCTTCCTTGCAGCAAACACCGCTCCGAATGAAAGAAGGGCAGGAGACAGCTTGTCCAAAGCTAACACAAGGTCGGTTACTCTATTTATGATGAACGAGAAAGTTCCTCCGACGATATTCTTGCCTTCTGCGAACTTTCCTAGCAGAATATCCCAGGCATCAATGAGCTTGTTCCAGCGACCAAGTAATGTCTCTGATAAGACGAACTGCATATTGTAGAACTGACCGCCTTCATCCGTCATCTTCCAAAGCACTTTCTGGACATCCTCAAAGCTTACTTGTCTAGCAGTAATCATCTTCTTGACATCTGCCTGAGTATAATTGTTCCTTCCGTTCTTTCCTTCTGAATTGTAAAGCTCCGTAATTCTCTGTAAGAGTGGAAGTCCAGCGTAAGCAAACTGGCGTAATTCCTTACCATCGAGCCAAGAGCGAGCCTTAACCTGACCGAACGCAAGACCCAATCGGCCGAAGTCCACGCCAAGACCAGATGCTATATCCGCAAGTCGCTTAGTTGTATCGTACAAGTCGTTTGCCTCTACTCCGAATGCAGCCAACTGCTTGACATCTCTGTTCAGTTCTCCAAACTTGAATGGAGACTGCAACGCAAGCTGCTGTGTCTGAGCGAACAGCTCGTCAGCCTTCTGTACATCACCAAGGATGGAGCGTAACGCAACATGCTGCTGAACAATCTCACCACCTGTCTGTACGATTGAATTAAAGAATTGCTGTGCGCCAAAGACAATACCTCCCTGTAAGAAGAGAGACTTGATATCTCCGACTATGGATTGCATCTTCTTCGCTTCAGCGTTTGCTCCGGCGAATGCTGCTGCGAGATCGTTTCGTGCCTTTGCGGCAGACTGAGCAATCTCCTGCTGACGTTTCTGTTCTAGTTCAATACCTCTTTGGACCTCTCTGTTTACAGCCTTCTGGTCTTGAAGAACCCTCGAAGCTAATGTAGTATCGTGCCCACTACCAATATTGCCAAGCATACCGAGGCTATCCTTCCAGTTCTCTGAATTGAGTCTGTCTTTGATAGTTCTAAGACCCCTCATTAAAGAAATGAGCCTGCTAATCTCAGCTTCCGCTTTACTAACATCTGCTCCGACAGAAATTCCTCGGCTGTATTCAGAGCGAAGTTGGCGAACCTTATTGCCGAGAGAATCATACCGACGCTCCGTGTTCTTCAAATCATTCTGGCGTTGCCTCTCTGCCTCTTTTGCCTCGCGTGCTGCGTCCTTTATAACCTTTGCATAAGTATTTGCTTTATCTATAGCATTAAGATACCCGGAATTCTTTACGACATCAGTTGCTGTGAGTCCTGTGATAGGATGAATACCTCTGTTATTCCTGATCTGTTCTAACTCAGTTCTGTATTTAGACAGCTCTGACAACGACTGGCGTATGTTGTTCGTTGAATCGACGCCAAACATCTGTATTCCTTCACCATGGCGTTTGTTGATTTCGTCAATAATAGAAGATAATTTATAAAGTTCTCTCTCTGCCTTGTTTGCCTCAGTGGAAACACTGTTAGGGAATATGTTGAATCCAGCACCTTCCTTAGATACCTCTCCGAGTATGCGGCCTATTCTGTACAACCCGTCCTGGACAGACTCCAACTGCTGGAGTTTTTTCGAACTGAAGAAATCTTCGCTTGAAAATACGCCAATGTTACGACGTAATTCTTTAACGAAGTTGTTTAGCTTTTCAAAACTACGACCTCCCTTATCTCCAATACCTTTTGTTGCTTCGGATATTGCTTCCAAAGCATTCTGTGCCTGCTTACCAGTAGAATCAACCTTGTTTAATTCTCTGGTAATCTTTTTGGTTTCCTCTTCAATTCTCGATTTTAGAGTGAGCGAGAAACTGAGGTCTCCCATATTTCCACCTGCCATATCCTGAATATTTTAAAATTAGAGTTTATTGTTTAAGTAATCTGCAAGACTTATCTTCTTGCCAACGAGGCTTCCCTCATTCTTCTTTTTCTCCATCCACCTGTCGTATAGGTCATCCATCTCCTTCTTGGTATGCTTCTTCGGGCCACCTTCCTTCTTGGTCTTTGGATAGACGACAAGAGGCTGGTCTGCAACCATGAGGTCAATCTGCGCCGATGAATAGCCCCACCAGTAGTCGTAGGCTGCAATGAAGTATTTGCGCTGAAAGAGGAAACCGAACTTCTCCGCTAGTGAGAAGGCTGCTCCCCAGCTGGTTCTGCTTGGATAGCTTTTACTTCGCTCCTCGTCATCGTCATCATCACGTCCGTCATCCCGGTCGCTAATATGGTAGCCAGTGAGAATGCGTTCGATGGAATTTTTTTTTTAGAAACATCGAGGACTCTAAGCACCTCGGCCACGTCCACATCCCCGATGTAGTAGAGCCAACGCCAGTAGATCCAATACAGGAATCGAATCTTCCAGATGTTGTTGAGGAGAATGCAGACACAAATCTTGACGTTGCGCTTCCATTCGTTCTTCTCCTTTGCCCTGATGTGGGAACACCTGCTCATGGTTCCCTTGCGAAGCCAGCCGAGTTTGTGCTTCTTTCCACGGAACACGAACTCGGTAGGCTCGTCGTGCAGCACGCTGTCAAGCAACTCCTGCAAGTCCACTGAAGGCTGCTCTATTTTCTTTTCTTCTGCCATGATTGTATGCTATTAAATGAAGAAGGGCGGCACGGCTGTTGATTAGCCTGCCGCCCAACGGTTTGTTATCCTGAATCTAATTACCTAAAGAAGCCTTATTCAACAGTTTCCCAGTTGTCGTCCTTAACCCACTCGGTGTCAGTTACTCGGGTATCCATATACCTCTCCTTTACGGTTGCAGAGCCGGTATTGTAGGTAATAACGAGTCCCTGTCTGCGGTTTGCCATAGGAACGGTCTTACGGGTTGTTGCCGCATCAGTCTTGTAAGTAAGGCTCATAACGCCATTACCCTTTGTCAGCCAAGCAACGCTCTTCGTACCCGCACCCTCAACTGAGCCGGAGAACTTGAACGCAACTGGCTTAGAGCCTGAGTCGTCCCACTGCATTGTTGCATACATAGAGAGGTTAGTCAGAACCATGAGGTTCTTCTTCTCCTCGTCAACAATAACGATAGTACCACGCATCTTATAGAGCTTTGGCTCAACGGCAACACCGGTATACTGAACGTCAAGAGTATTGTCACCAGTACCGGCAAGAGTGGTACTGATATCGTTAACAGCGTCTTCACCGAACATCGCCTTAAGAAGCTCCTTAGCCTTGGAAGGAACAACGAACTCTACTTTGAAGTCACCAAGCTCAGCAGTGGTAGCCCAGTCACCAGAAAGGCCGATAACCTTGTAGTGGTTGATTGTAGGTTCGTCCATTGTAGCCTTCAGGGAGTCAACCTCAACAGGAAGTTCCATGTCAACAGTAAGCTTAATGTCACTCTTTGAGAGATCAACCAATGCTGCGGAGTAGAGCAACGACTTAGGGCCGCAGAACACTTCCTTCATTTTTTCAATAGTTACCATAATCTAAAATATTTTAAATTGTTATACCTGAATACTTATTTCGTACGTAACCTTCCCTGTATGATCGTCACGGAGAAACCGGCGCCATCGTCTGTCTGTAGTGTTATACGAGGATTTGAAACAATGAGATTTTTTGTGGAGATTGGGAATCTATCCATAATCTCCTGGACTTTCTCGTCAACGCTAGAAACATCAAATGTGTTTGGATTTCTTGCTGAAGCTTTATCGCGCACATACAATTCGATTTGAGCTGTAGTGGTGAAATCATTGTAAACTCCACTTGAGTTCATCTCGTTATTGTAGATACTAGATGGAAAGTATACCACGATGTAGCTGTTGATTTTCGTATCAACTGCTTTTGGTCGGCTCCTGGAGTAGAGCTTGTCGCAAATCCCCTTCATTGCATTACCGACATCGAAATATAGAGTCTTAATACTAACCATATCTTACATCGATCTAAAGTATCTAACCAAATATTCTCTAAGAGAGGTAATCACGTCGTGACCTCTCTTCACCTCGACAAACTTAGCGTAATCTACGCCGGCAACAAGGAGCATCTGCCATGTAGCATCGTACTTTCCTTTGTTGTGTTCCCTGGAAACAAGTTCATCCCACGCCGCGTTTGGACCATATTCACCACCTTCTCCGTATTCACCCTTGTAAGGTCTCCTTCCGCTGTCTTTGAAGGAGAATGAACTGCGATAATACTTATCGAGGTTGTATCTCTCTCCGGCGGCAAGGGTTACTCGGGTTGGCTCTGGGCCAGGAGCATAATGAATCGACTGCAATGAGCCGTTGTAATATGTACCGATGGCTGTTGACTTGTACAAGTTACCGGTTACGTCATCATAGTTTCGAGACTTGTCAGCAGCCTTCATTGTCATTTCAGCCGCATGATCCATCTTCTGCTGCATCTTTGCTACAGCCATCTGACGGATTTTCTTCTCGACCTGTAAAAACTGACCTGATAAACTTGTCATAATCTAAACCCTTGTCAAATTCCAATATACAACAGTCCTGTTATTATCCGGTTCACAGTCCTTAACCATACCTACCTCGGTGTTGTTGCCGACAGTGGAGTAGATGGTGTCGCCGTCAAGAGGACATCTTTCAGCATCCCATTCGTCATATCTGACCGGAATCGATGCCTTCCTCTTGTTCTGGTCGACATTCTTGTCTCCCTCTGTAGTAGTATCGGTGTAGCTGCGGCCTTCGCCATAATAGAGAATGATTTCCTTGTCCTCACCAACTGGAGCATCATCATCGGCAAACGGGTCATCAGGGTCGGCTTTTCCGACGACCTTCCTCACGATCTTGATGATGTGAGGATATCTTGGGTTTCTGATGTTTTCCTTTTCCATACGCCTTATTTGATGATGTGAGGGAGAGGTTCTCCCCAAGGAGAATAATTCGCCCTCTTTACTCCGTGGGAGGTCACCCGGAAGGTGGACTTCTTCTTGAGCATCGAATCAGGCTCCAGCTCTGCATAGATAGTGTTAGCCTCTGCCTTCATCTCGCTCCTGTCGTTGTCCGACATGTCATAGCCACCTCCCGAATGAGTCCATCCGTTATCGGAATCGGAGGTGTTGTTCACCTTGCTCGGACCAAGAACAAACCATTTCAGCATGTCGGCATAGGCAAGTCTCACCTTGTCCTTGTCGCAGGCTTCGAGGTCGATGCCGTTTTCAAGCTCCCTGTCGTGCATGATGCCCAACAGAGCCTTCATCGGCATCTCGAACTTCACCTTATTAATAAGGTAGTCGTTCACAGTGTAAATGTTCATCTCCGAATCCATAGTCATACAATCTAGTTACGTTAAAGAATTAACCCTTCTGGGTGATGTCGATAATCCAACGGTAAGGAGCATCGAGCATAGCAGGAACAGAAGCGAGGAACAAGTCTGTCTTGAACTCCTGGAACATACCGTTCGCTGTGACCATGTTACGAAGCAAACCGAGGCGGTTGTTGGTCTGTGCCCAAGCAACATCCACGAGCTTGTTACCGAGAGTGTCGAAAATTCGCTTGTCGAGAATTTCCTTGCGCATGAAACGCAAAGGCTTGCCAGCAGGGCGAAGAACGACTGTTCCGTCTGCCCAACCACGAATCTCGGTAACTGTTCCGTCGAAGCGCTTGTTGTGCTCAACCTCATCAACAATCTCGATAGGAGAAAGACCGTTGAGGTCAACAACAGACTTCAAGAACATTGCGTTGTTTGGACCGTAGTTCTGCAAAACTGCCACGAAGTTAGCGTTCGCCCAGCTCTTGTACAACTCAGCAATCTGCTTGTTCTTCAAGAACACGTTATTGTAGTCGTTCTTGGTCATCTGCCATACGAGAGGTACGCTGCGGTACTCAATATGGCTGTTGCGCCAATCCTCCTCAAATTTACGCATCTGCTCAAGCAAGTCGCAATTTGCATCGTTCCACGCAAGCGTACCCGCCTTTTTGAAGTTCTCCTTTGGAACCTTTGCGTCATACAGAGGCTCCTGGATACCACGACCAATCTTGTCGTAGTCGATGAAACCGGTCGAACTCAACTTGGCTGACATGTAGGTCATAGTCATGTCGAGTGAGTCGTACAATACCTGTACCTTGTCGAGGTAAGCATCAACCAGGTCAGCGTCGTTGCCGAACTCATCCTGGAGAAGCTTCATCTTGTGGTAACGCTCTGTCGCAGTCTCACGGAAGCCGTCAGCAGCGAAGTCTGGGATTGAAGCGGTGTACCACTCAATACCCTCGTGGTCGTTCTGGTAGCCCTCGCCGAGAGGAGCACGGAGGTTCATCAATGTTGCAGGGTTCAATGTACGTGTGCGAACCTTGAAGGTTGCATCACCATTGTTAGATGTAGGGGTGAGATTTGGATCAATGTCACCCTGTGTCAGATACCAGCCGTTGTTACAGCGAAGTACGCCGTCACGATTGACGAACTTCTGAAGGTAAGTGTTGTTACCCTTACCAGTGAAGAACTTCGCGAGCTGCTCGACACCAATATCAATTTTTGCCATAATCCTGAATCAATCTTTTTACGTTAGACAATAGGTTAAATGTGCCAGAACTCTGGGTAGAGTGACTTGTTCATCGCCTTAACTGCAGGAGGAACAGGACCCATGCGGTCAAGCCACATAACGCAGTCTGGATTCAACATACAGAAGTTGTTGTTGTTGCGAGGCTGATGATACTTGTCTCCGCCGGCATTGAAATAAGGAAAATCGTTGTCGCTCGGAGCGAAGCAGTTAGGGTTAGTCACCATCGGCAATACCGAAGCACCTGCGCTAGCAGCCTCAACCAATACGTCACCGACCTTCAATGCGCCGAGAGCAGCAGAGAGAGTAAGCTTCCAAACATCACCAGCGGTGTCGTCGGTAGTAGCCTCAACAGCAGAAACAGTCACACCCTTTGCCTTAGTCTTGAAGTCCTTCTGGCCGATCATGATGTTGTCGCCTGGGAATGGAATGTGAACGAATCCGTTGCGAACGATGTAGATTTCTGTATCTGTCTCAGCGGTTGTAGCCTTTGCTACACCGTAAGCCTTCAGAATCTTGAATGTTGCGCCAGGACCGTCGTTGCCAGCTGTAAAACCAAGGTCGTGCTCAATCAAGTCACCGGCATAAATCTTAGCCGGTCCCTTGAACTGATTGACGAGCTTACCACCAATAGGTGGGTGAACGAAGGCATTCTTGATGAGCGCCTCAAGACCGGCAAACACATATCGGGTTCCGCCGACCTTACCTTCTGCCTGAATGATGGTCGCACCGTGGTTCAGCATACCACGAGTACCCATCTGTTCCATGTAGGAAATAGAAGTGTTGTCCATAATCTTTTTACATTTTAAAATTGTTATCCTGAAATTACTTCTTGTCTCCACCGCCGAATCTCTTCTTTCGACGCTCGGCCACTTCTTCCATAAACTTGTCATCATCTGTGGACGTGCCTCCGCTAGACGTGCGACTGCCTTTTGCAGGAATACCGTTTTCACCGGTAGCATCCTTGTACTCTGCGGTGTAGATCTTCTCAGCCTTAGAAACCAGGTCGTCGATGTCGGCATCTTCGTCCGGAATCTCCAGCTTTGCGATTGCAGCATTGAGGAAGTAGTTCTTCATTTCAAGGTTTGCCTTGTCGAACTTATCCTTCAAACCTGCTTTTACAGACTCGATGGTTGCCTTCCTTGCAGCCTTCTTGTCTCTTTCTGCGTTAGCTTCCTTGAGGGCTTTGATTTCTTTGAGAAGCTCGTTGTATTTGTCGTCAGGATCGTCATCCTTGCAAGCCTCATTACGCTTGCGCTCCTCTTCCTCTTCCTTCTTCTTGCGTTCAGCTTCCTCCTTGCTCTTCTTTACCTCGTCAGAGATATTCTTGTGCAAGTTGCCGTTGATACGCTTCAGACGGTTTGCTAACTTGGTAACCAACTTGGAATTTGCTTCCTCGTCATCACCGAAATCTTCCAAAACATCATCAAGTTCCTCATTGATGGTCTTTTGGCTAAGTTCTTTGAACTTGGTGGTATCAACCTCCTTGTTCACTAATGCTAAGAGTTCCTCTCTTGTCATGTTGTTTGTTGATTTAAAATGTTATCCCGAAAGTGGTCCCTCCACCTCGAAAACGTATAAATATACCTTTTATTTTGCAAATATATGAATAAATATGCAATTATCAAAGAAAAATTTTATATTTTTGCAGTATTAATTGTATATTTATGCAGAAAGATGTATTTTCAGGATTAAAATTGGATAACGGAGAGCCTATTTATACTCAAGAGTATATCCAATCATTAAGAGACGCCGACAAGAAGCATCCCGACAAGCTGAAGATTATAGCTCAGCGTGGCGGTCAGGAACGTATGCTGTCTATAGACGCTGATATTAAGATAGTTGGCGGCTCGCGAGGCGGCTCTAAATCGTTCTCGTCCCTAATGGAAGTTCTGAAGGATATTAAAAATCCGGATTTTCATGCAACAATTCTTCGTAACGAAAAAGACGACTTACAGTCCTTAGTGACAGACTCTTATAAATTGTTCTCCCAATTTGGAACTTACAATAAGTCACAAAATGACATGACCTGGAATTTCGATAACGGAGGATGGCTCAAATTTTCGTACTACGCAGGAGCCTACCAGGACTTCAAGACACGATTCCAGGGAAGACAGTATGCGTATGTCTGCATCGACGAGGGTACTCAGTGCCCATATAAGAAGTTCAAGTATCTCTTGACCAACAACCGAAATGCAGCTCATATCCGTAACCGCTTCTGGATTACCTGTAACCCTGACCCGGAATCTTGGGTACGAAAGTTCATAGACTGGTGGGTTGACGAAAATGGCTACATCATACCGGAGCGAGACGGCGTTATCCGCTACTGCTTCATGGACGGAGATACGCCGGACTCAATCTACTGGGGTGACACGAGAGAAGAGGTATATGAGCAGTGCAAGGGCATCATCGATAGTCTTTGGAAAGACAGTTACGAGGAGCTTGGATACACAAAGCTCGAAATGTTCATCAAGTCGGCAACGTTCATCCGTGCCGATGTATCAGAGAACATCAAGCTTATCTCCACAGATGCTTCATATATCGCCAACCTTGCCCAGCAGGACGAGGAACAGCGTATGCGAGACCTCGAAGCCAACTGGAACTGGAAAGCTGCCGGAGATGACATGATCAAGATGGAAGACCTTGATGAAATCTACGACAATGCAGAACAGATAGGAGATGGAAAGCGCAGAGCTTCTGCCGATATTGCATTCACCGGCGGCGATAACTTCGTGATGTGGCTCTGGGAAGGATGGCATTGTAAGGACTTGGTAGTGCTGAGGCTGGACCCTAAGACGCTTGTTTCTGTAGTTGAGGCTAAGTTGAGAGAGTGGGGTGTTGAGGAATGTAACTTCACCTACGATATGCAGGGCATCGGTCAGTACTTCAAGGGATTCTTCAAGGATGCCGTCCCATTCAACAACCAGGCAGCACCTATCGCTAGGAATCATCAGGAAGAAGAAGGAATCAAATACCTATATAAGGATTTGAAGTCTCAGTGTGCATGGTTGTTCTATAAGATGATAAAGGAGAAGCAGATTTCCATCGACTCGGCCCTGCTTGAAAGAAAGTATTCCGGAAACGGATTCGACAAGGTTCCTCTCAGACAGATTCTTCAGAAGGAGCGTAAGATGCTCAGACGTGACGAGAACAGCGATGACAGGGGATTCAAGCTATTACCTAAGAAGATTGCCAAGAAATATGTCGGACACTCGCCTGACTTCTTTGAGTCTTGGTTCTACGTAATGATATTCAGTTTAACAAAAAAGAAAAATAAAAAGGTAAAAGGATTATGGATGCTATCAAGGTAAATAATGTAAGGGAGTTGCTCGTAAGGAAGCCGTTCTACGAGCTTACTCCTGCGGGGTACATGAAGCACTCGATTGTAAGCGACGTTGTTCCTGACTATTATGACGGAACAATGCCGGAAGACACTATGTATCGCCGCATCAAGACGCAGGCAGACTTCTTGCGTGAGTACTACCCATCTTCCCATAGGATTATGGACGAGAAGGAATACCCGGATATCTGGAAGCAGAACCCAGAGAATGGAAGATGGTACTGCCAGAAGATTCAGCGTACAGCCTTTGCGTTCCAGCAGCTCATCCACACGAAGCATCTGCTTCACCTGACGGGCAACGACGTTCAGTTCGAGCTTGCCGATGGTGATGACTACGAGGACGAGAAGAAGGTTAAGAATAGCCAGAAGGCTCTCGATGTTTTCAAGAAGGGTTGGCTTATGCGCGATATGGAGATTCGTTTCTTTGAGGCGGTAAGTGCATATCTGAAGGTTGCAGAATGTGCAATCGTCGGTTTCTTCGACGAGAAGAAGAAATTCTGTACACGAACACTCTCTTATGATCGTGGAGATATTCTGTACCCTCAATTCGATTCGCTCACTGGCGACCTCCTGTGCTTTGCAAGAAAGTATTACGACTACGACGATGAAGGAAATGAGAAGACAGAATATGTCGAGGCTTGGGATAACCAGAAGTTCTATCGCTTCAAGAAAGCCGTCAAGTCAGGAAAGGTAAAAGAGGTAGTGACGAAGATTGCTAGGATTTTCGGAATTGACGACTATACCCTTATTGAAGAGAAGGACCACGGCTTCCAGTTTGTACCGGTAGCCTATGCCCGCAACGACAACGGACCTTGCTGGTTTATGGTTCAGAAGAACATCGAGGACTATGAGGAAGCGTTTTCTTATCTCTGCGAGAACAACAAGGCATACGCTTTCCCGATTCTTACACTCACTGGTGATGGCGAGGATATTTCTATAACAGGAGACGATATGACCGGCTCAGCGAAGACAATCATGATTACGGACACTAACGGCAAGGCTGAGTTCCTGAATGGCACGGATGCCTCAGATGCTTTCGCTACACAGCTCAACAAGTCGTACGACCTCATCTACGAGCTGTCATTCACGGTAAAGCCGCCTGAGTTGAAGTCCGGCGACCTCCCAGGTGTAGCCATCAAGCTTCTCTATTCTCCTGCACTGGAGGTTGCAATGAACGACGCACAGGAGTTACAGCCATTCCTGGATAAGATTCTCCGTATCTGTCAGTTCGGTATTGGTACTGATGAAAACTGCGTCGCTACAATGTCTGGGCTTCCAATCAATGCGTGGATAAAATGCTATGTACACAGCAACTCCCAAGAGCAAATCAACAATCTTGCGACTGCTGTACAGAATGGTTTTATCTCAAAACAAACAGCTTCAGAACGCTGTCCAGAGTATCCAAAGACGGCAGAATACGAGCGTATAATGAGGGAAAAGAAAGATGAGCAGCAACAGGATCTCCTTATCGAACTTCAAAAGCAGGACAATCAGACCGAGAATGCCATTGAAGAGGAAAGAGCTACTGCTGGCATCCAAGGAGGAAAGGGAAATATCCGTACTGGCCGTGGAAAAGGTCGCCCCCGAACCGTAGACACTGACCATTTTGGAAACAGAAAAGATGGCTCGGAACATAATTGGGACGACTGGAATAAAAAACATTAAAAAATAGTGCATAAAAATACGTGCAAAATGCATAAATATACAATATTTTTTGTATATTTGCAGGGAGGATAGGCAGGAGTAGCTACCTGCCGACAAGGGTAACTCGATAGCCCTTCCTCTCTTTTAAATTATCGGGGTAACTTTTAAATATCGAGTTAATGAATATACCAAAAGTTAATTCTGAGCGATGGTTGTCGCTCGAAGATTTAGAAGGCGAGGTATGGAAGATTATTCCGCGCCTTAATAGTAATTATGCCGTCAGCAGCTATGGCAGAGTTAAATCGCTCTCACGTTCCAGACATCAGGAATACAGAAACCGAACAACAACAACTCAAACAAGAATCCTTAGGCTCACGAAAACGCCATACGGATACTTGTCTTGTAGACCTCTGGTTGATGGAAAATTAGGAAATGAGATAGTTCATCGCCTGGTTGCAGAAGCCTTTATTCCTAATCCAGACAAATTTCCTGTTATAAACCATAAGGATGAAAATAAAATGAATAACGTTGTATCAAATCTTGAATGGTGTACAAGAAAGTACAATTCCAACTATGGAACATGTCAGGAAAGACGTGCTGCATCATTATCAAAAGCAATGGCGGAAAAGTCAGAAATTATAAACCAGTATGACCTTGAAGGAATTTATATTCAAAGCTTTCAAGGCAAGAGAGAGATTATCAGAGCCGGACTTCGATACGAAACTGTAAGAAGATGCTGCAATCACAAGCAGAAGACTTCGGAAGGTTTTGTGTACAGATTCGATGGAGAAAAGTTTTCGCTAGAACCGGACAAGTCTATGATTGGCGTTGGCGCGAAAGCAGTTTTATGCTTCGATATGAGTGAAAATCTATTGCATTCGTATCAAAGTGCAAGAGATGCGAGCTTTGCAATTAAAGGCGTTGATGGCGTTTTGCCAGGAATAAGCAGATGTTGTAGAGGAGAGCGGCCTTCCGCTTACGGCTATAAATGGAGGTACGCAAATGGATAATGAGTTAAAACGTTCTGTCGATTACAGCAGAAAGCGCTTGCAGGCAATCCGAAACTGCGAGTCAAAAGTTGCAGACATTCTCTGGAAATCGACACAGAAGATAATTACCGCAAGCAAGCGGTACAGAGGCGCAGGCAGGCTCTCAAACGAGTCAGCCTTGCTCTCTTACGCTAAGAATGTTACTGCTGAGGCTGAGGAGAGTATCAACAGCTACATCTCTGCTTATTCCAAGGCTTCATGCAAGATTCTCGGGATTGACAGCGAAAACATTGAATCGTTTCTCGTCAGCGACATCTACGGAAAGACGACATCTGAAAGAAACGCTGTCTATCTCGGTAACTTTGCTGAAGATATTGTGAGGATGATCAAGGCAGGAACTCTTATGGGATATTCAGACCAGCAGCTCCTGTCTTCCATCCGCACAGGCTATAAAGACCCATATCACACATCAGTCATCACCAAGGCGAAGAGAAAGGACATTAACATCGATGTTCCTTCTTACGGAAAGGGCTACTACAAGAACGCCTATCAGAACATCGTAAGAAACGCTTCTCAAGTGATTGCTTTGGCGTGGGGACAGGCAGAGCAGGAGTATGGGCAGGAGAGTGGAGCTATCGGCTACTTTGTTCACAGAGGTTCATCATTCCCCTGCGAGGCTTGTGATAGCCTTGTTGGATATATTCACAAGATAGGAACAATGGTAATTCCCCAACACGTAAATTGTGTCTGCCGTGCCGAGTTTGTTTATAAAAAATAAGTAGTATGATAAATTCTGAATTAAATTTTACTTTAGAAGAAGTGCTTCCTAAATTCGGGGGGGGCACTTCAGGAGAAGATACTTCATAGTGTCGAACTCATCCGCAAAGCAGAGAAACTTGCTCTTGCTTATGACCCGGAAAACGGATATTACAATACGTTTTCCGGCGGTAAAGATAGTCAGTGCTTATATCACATCGTGAAGCTCGCAGGAGTTAAGCACAAGACTCACATGAATCTCACGTCGGTTGACCCGCCTGAGGTTATCCGCTTTGTCAAGACACAATATCCTGACGTAGAGCTTATCAAACCTGAGAAAAGTATTTACCAGTATGCGGTAGATATGAAAATCTTACCCACAATGCGTATTCGCTGGTGCTGTGCAAAGTTTAAAGAAAGTGCATGAGCCGGAAAGGTTACACTGATAGGCATTCGTCATGCTGAAAGCCCTCGTCGAGCTAAGCGCAACGAGGTAGAGATTAATAACCGAAAATTCAGTGGTAATCTTGATGAACTTGATGACTATAGAAAAGCGAGAAACGCACAGAAGCGTGGTCGTAAGCCAAAAGACTATCGTGAGGTTACAATCGTGAATGCCACAGGAGAGCGAACGTTAGGGTGTATCAGAGGGAAAGAATCATTACTGATTTCTCCAATAATTAACTGGACCGATGATGACGTTTGGACTTTCTTGAATACTCTTGGTATTGCTCATTGCGAACTCTATGATCAAGGGTGGCATCGTATAGGATGTATAGGATGCCCGATGTCTTCCGCAAAACAGAAGATTCTTGAAAACAAACGCTGGCCACACGTGAAGCGAAACTGGATAAAAGCTATCAAGGCTATCCGTGCAATACCTGCTGCGAGGGGGGATTATCGGGAACCCAAGCCCGAGAGCCATTATCAACAGGGAATGGCTGCAAACTCCGTCTCAATTCTTACCAAAAGGACATTTGGAGAGCGTTACCACAAAATCGAATGGGACGAAATGTGGAAGGAAACAATCGGGTTTTCTGAAAGCTCCTCTTCTGACCGCTTGACAGAGGAGCAAGAGAACGAAATAGCGGAAAATATCTACGACTGGTGGATTTCCGGAAAAGGATATCAGCAATGGTATAACGAGAAATTCCGGCAGCAAACGTTAAACTTTTAAATATCAAGATTATGGTTGAAGAAACAAAAGGATACACGTTATCCGTCGATACGTACAAGAAGGCGAAGGCTCTCAAGATGAAAGACCCTCGCTATTACATCTATGCTAGTCTCCGTGGCTCAGGTATGTCTGTTCGTGACAGCTGGGCCATCGCATTCCAAGGAGAAGGAATAGGTGTGTGGGAGAAATCATTCCTCGAAAACGAGATGAACAAGCTTGAGGCCCAAGAGTCCGTTCAGAAGAGAATCGCAGAAGTGCAGGGCAAGAAAGTGAAGAATGAGAATAGTGAAGAACTTACTGCTGAAGAATTGGCTAAGGCTACTTCGAAAGAGCAAATTCTCAAAGACCTGGTATTGGCTCAGCGAAAAGCCAAGTATGGATCACCTGAGTGGCTCAAGATAGTTGCGTCCATTGCAGACTATAACAAGATTAAGCAGGATGAGATTGATACTGAAAATAATGTGGTCCATTATTACATCCCTCTGTCAATGCCCCGATGCTGCGAGGACTGCATTATCTTCAAAAATGGTCAAGCAGACTTCCAAAAGAGGAAGAAATAGTTAAATTCGTGTTAAAGTAACTTTGTTTTACTGGAATTTCTGCAAAACCAAGTACCTTTGCAGACAATTAATGTTCACAGATTCTTTCTGCTGAGCATAATTCAAATTATTTTGGTTAACTAAGAGGGGCAGTGTCTTCACAGATGCTGCCCCTCGCTTTTTAAAACAAATATATAAGTAGAAGAAAACTTTGAAGTCAATTAAGGATACTTCTCTCCGGTAACCAACTCAAGTATACCCTTAAGCCTATCATTAAGAAGGTCGTCGTTGAATACTGGAAGAATACCGTATGGAGGCAGTTTCTTCGTCTCTGCGGCCTCCAAAATGAACTGGAGTGCCTGCACTAGGGAAGTATGGTCTTGAACGACCTCAAGCAACTTATCGCTCATCCTTGCCTCCTTCCTTCTTAATCTGCTCTGCCATCTCAAGAATAGTCTCGGCGTGCTTGTCTCGGTCGATGACTTCCTGCACGGCCTCATCGCTTTCCTTGCGAAGCTGCTCTTCAGTCTTGCCCTTGTCGGCAGCAGCATTCATCCTCGCAGCCTCACGAGCAAGGTATTCGTCACAGAGCTTCAGCTTACCTGCCGTGTATTCTGCATCGCCAGGCAACGATGTATCAGCATACATAAGCTGGGCAAATTCCTCGATGATGTTTCCATTATCCTTGGAGAACTCATAATGGTCTCCTACAGCCATAGGAACACATTTATCGAGCACAGCGTACATTGATGTACCGATAGAGTATTCAACACCCCATGTACCGGCAATGTCAGCAATCTTGATGAAAGGCAGCGAGCTTCTCTGTAAATGCTTCTTGATATCAGCAGGGATATCCTCTCTGAGTGAAGCAACTTCTTTCTTAGACAAGCTCTTACTGAACTTCAGCACGGTGAAGTGTCTTGTCTTGATAGTCTTTCCAAATGGTAATGCCATGATAACAATATTTTAAAGTTCAACTTTTATTTCCTTATACTCGAAATCTGCGCAAGATGGATTCTCCTCAGAAGTAAACCTGATCTCATTAGGGTGGTTACAAGCTCCATTCTTGAAGAAGAAGCAATCCTTGCAAGTGTAATCAGTCTGTTCCATGTTCCAACAATTTTATTTCGTCCTGGATATAAAACACCGCCTTACGCAAGTCCTCGATGCGCTTCTCGGTCTTTGTTTTGTTGCCATCCACCTTATCCTTGCGCAGGAGATACTTGATAGCGTTCCCTGTATTGAAGTCAAGGTGTCTGCAAATATCCAAAGGCTCAACACCACATAAATCCTTAAGCCACGCATAATGGGATGGGTGAGATACTTGCTCTGTCTTTTCATTTCTAGATTCTCCTCCAGCTGCTATTGCTACACCAAACTTCATTATGTTTTCCGTATCAAAATGAGCAAAAAACTCATGCTTAGGATCGGCAGATGTACATAGCCATATACTACCGTCATTTCTCTCTATACGGAATAGAATTGGGATATTGTCACCGTGAACAAACAGAGGGTCAAAATTGCATTTTAAGCAATTCTTCCTTGTAATATAAAATTCTAGCCCTACCTTAATATCTTCTTTCTTAATCATAGTCTTCATTTTTAATTATATCTATAATATCCTGCTCTTTGAGGCAGAGAAACTGATAGGAACTGAACCTCTTTCCACCTTTAACGACACAAAACCTGACCCAATCAGCCTTGAAGTCTATTGCTAGGGTTATTCCTGGATCGACATAGTTGTTGTCTGGAACTTTGAACGTCACCCAAACATACCCGTGCTTAGAGTCGATCTTGTCGACAATTCCGCAAACTAGATTATCATATTGAAAGACTCTGTTTTTGAAAATTTCCTTTTCTTGCTCTTCGAGTTCTTCGATAAGATATGACGCAGGTGCAATAAACGCAGTTCCTATGTTAGTATCTTCATAATTCATAAGCTATTTATTTTTAATTACAAACATTCCTGCCATCTTTTATAAGCATCTTCCTCACTCAAAGCCATTGCATCATCAAATGATATTGTTTTATCAAGAGAAAAGAGGTTTACATTATAACGACCTTGTATCTCCAAGTCTCTATTTAGGTAATGCTCGTATCCTATCTTTGCAGCCTCCACCGCATTATCAGCTTGAAAGAAAAATGAATCATACTCCTCATAGTAAGAAGAAGTATTATAAACACAGCACATAACACCCCTTGAACATAATTCCTTGGTTTTCTTTGATGTGCCAATTTCGTTTACATCAATACGAGTAATGGTATCTGCCTTATCGGTATTTCTCCATCTGTTCTTTTCAACCTTATAACAATAATTTCTCATAAGCTATTCCTCCTTATCTTTAATTTCAACGAAATCTCCGATACCCAAGCGAGCCTTGTTAATGCAAGACGCAATCCAACCAATCAAGTAAGCAGAAGGCTCATCGCCGTGCTCCATGTCAATATAATCTTCGATAGCATCGCAGACGTGAGAAGCTTCATGGCAGCAGTAGTTCATCGACATATTCTTCTGACACTGAAACGAGACAAGAACGCCGCGCCTTCTGTCGCTCTTCCTGATGGCATTGGCGTACGTAACGCCGCCGTAATCTATATCAGGAGCCTTGCACCCATCAAAGCAGGAGTCTATCAGTTCTTTCAGGTCTTTACCGATATGTACCCAAAGTTTCAAAGGGTAGATTCCGTTTCCGTATTCATAATATCCTTTTTTCTTCATACCTCATCGTTTTTATGTTTCTCCCACCCTGCTTTCGAAAAAGCATACCAAGTATCACAAATGTCAAGAGCGAGAATGTCGCCTTGGTTAACACAAAAATCGCTAGCAAAACCTTCGATATGAACATACATCATTGCTATAGTATCATAAGGAACGCTACGACCTTCAAGACAAGGGTTTTTAAAATTCTTAGTCTTGTATAAACTTGTAACAATTGGCACTTGAAGAACGTCTGAAATATTCTCAGTGCTAATCTCTATAGACTTTATAAATTTCTTCATATTCTCAACTATTTAAATTTCTCAAAGTAGAACTCAATTTGTTTATCAAAGTGCTCTTCTATTAAGCCATAAGCGAGCGACATCTTTACTTGGAAAGAAGCCTTACCATTAAGCAATCCTTTAGCCTGTCTTGTAATCTCTGAGCGAAATTGTTCCAAACTCATATCTCGCTTACGAAGATTACAAGACCTGCAAGATGGCATATAGTTCTCCATGCAGTCATCGCCATGAAAAACGACAAACCTTCCCTCCTTGTCACTCCACCGAGAGTAACAACCTCGATTCTTCGGAACAAGATGGTCAACCTGCATATCCTTATACTCTATACTCTT